CGAGGGCTTTATAGGCAAGGCTCTCGCCGCTGCTCTCGTCAAACGTGGAGTAGAGGTCATAAGCATAGACCGTACAAAGGGAATCGAAGCCAAGGACTTTTTCGATACAGTTCCCAATCTTCACGAGGCCGATTGTGTGTTTCATCTGGCGGCGCAAACATCAGTGTTCAACACCAACCATCCGCAGATCGTGCACGACAACATCGAAACATTCATGGCTGTATGTAATGCCTGTAAGCGTGCCGGTGTAAAGATGGTATATGCCTCATCTTCTACAGCCAATAGCCCCAACACAACATCTCTCTACGGAATATCCAAGCGTTTCGATGAGGAATATGCCCGGTGCTACAACCCTCATGCCACCGGCGTCCGACTTCACAACGTCTATGGGCCTAACCCACGTCAAGGAACTCTTCTTTGGCATTTACTCCATGACAATCCGGTAAAGCTCGTAAACGGAGGCCGAAACGTGCGCCACTTCACCTACATAGATGACGTAATCAAAAGTCTTATCTATGCCTGGGGGTGCGGATACTCCCTCATTAACATCGCCAATCCCGAAAAAACAAGCGTGTATGATTTCGCATTGGCCGTCCAAGAGTATAACCACGCTGAAATTACGCTCATTACGGAAAAGCGGGAGTTTGACAATATCGCACAAACGGTTGATGAGAACCTATTTACTGTACCTTTGCCGTACACGCCTGTAAAAGAAGGCATCCGGCGTGTATTTGACACCCTCGACCATGCCCCGGCGCAGTAGAATCATAAGAATGGACAACTGGGATGTTCCTGTCTCTCGGCTTATGCTGAAAGGTAGGAATATCCCTCTGTGTGTTTATAAATGCTACCCTCAGCCATGAATCAGATGCAATCCCCACCCTATGGCCGCGCTGAAAATGCCCACAACGGCCTAAAAAGTGGCTCAGCAGGAAAATTTTGCGCAATCGTCAAAAATTTTTCAAGGGCGGGAGAAAGACAAAACAATATTATGAACATAAACAACAGCAACCCATTCTACCTACTTTTTCTTTGGCTGCTCTCATGATTACAATTTCAGCCTCTGATTATATACAAAATCTCTCCCGAATTATATAATGACCTCTCATACATCCTCACAATGGCACGAAAGAAGAATAAACACGGATTGACAGCTCAGCAGGAGCTGTTCTGCCAGTATGTCGTAGATGCCTACGGTACTGACACAAAAGGAGTGCTTGTAACCGCATATCGCAAGGCTTATAACTGCAAGAATGACGCTCAGGCAAGCACCCATTATGCCAATGCGTCAAGGCTGATGGATAATAGCAAGATAATAGCAAGAGTAGACCAACTACAGGAGGAGCGTGCGCGGCTCGCCACAATCAACCGAGAGCGCATCATATCCGATGACGTGAAGATACTTGATCTCGACCCTCTATCCCTTTGGATAGAAGATGAGAAAACGCATCAATGGCGCATGCGCTATCTTCACGAGATACCCAAGGGAATACGGCGTCTGTTGAAATTCACCCACAATGGTAAAAGGCTCATTCCCAATGTTGATAAGGATGCTGCGAAGAAACGCCTCATAGATGTGCTTGGGTTTGCGTCTGCCAAAGACATCAAAGTAACCACCCAAAGTAATGTGGCAGGAGAAATCCGCATCGGATTTGATGACGACAATGAGTGAACGAATTAAAGGCAAAACAGGCGAAATTCTTTCACTTTGTCAGAGGGTAACGGAAAAATCCCGAGAAAACACATAAGCGTGAAAGGAAAACGTATGCTTTTCCTATCATTTTATCAGAATATATGCAAATCAATTTCAAGAAGCTCAATCCTCTTGGCTTTCACCTGTTGAAATTGCTTCAGGACAGATCAATTCGACTGATAATATTGTTCGGAGGCTCATCATCCGGCAAGTCATATAGTGTGGCGCAGTTGATTCTCATAATGACCCTATGGGACGGAGAGAACACGATTGTCATGCGTAAGGTCGGCGCGTCTATAAGCAAAACCATATACGAGGATTTCAAGGTAGCAGCAAAGCAACTCGGAATCTTCAGCCTGTTCAAGTTTAAGGATGGTGTCCGGCAGATTGTCTGCCTATCCAATGGAGCTAAGATTGATTTTGGCGGTCTTGATGACCCGGAGAAGATTAAGGGTATTTCCAACTATAAGCGTGTCGTTCTTGATGAATGGTCGGAGTTCGACAGCGAAGACTACAAGCAGGTCCGTAAGCGTCTGCGCGGTAAAGAGGGCCAGCAGATCATCACCACATTCAACCCCATCAAGGAAACGCACTGGATAAAGAAAGAGGTCTTTGATGTTGAGAAGTGGCACGATGTTCCTATGGAGATTGAAATTGCTGGCGAGAAAATTCCTCATGAATTAACCGCTGTGAAATCCATACGGATGAACGAGACAAAGTTTATAATCAACCCTCGCACCAAAGAAATAGAGGAACACGCCCCGGATACTGTCGTTATCCAATCGACCTACCTCAATAACTTCTGGGTTGTCGGCTCTCCTGATGGCACCTACGGCTATTATGATGAACAATGTATCGCCGACTTTGAAAAAGACCGTATCAATGACCCGGACTATTACAATGTCTATGCTTTAGGCGAATGGGGTGTAATCCGCACCGGTTCTGAGTTTTTCGGCTCATTCAACAGAGGCAAGCACACGGGAGAGTGCAAGTACAATCCCGTCCACGCGCTGCATGTAAGCGTTGATAACAACGTGCTGCCTTATATCTCTTACACATTCTGGCAGATTGAGTATGATGATTGTATCAAGATTCGCCAGATAGATGAGATTGCGGCCGAGAGTCCTCACAACACAGCCCGCAAAAGCGCTTTGCTTGTAGCTGCAAAGTTGCGAGAGATGGGTGTTGACCGCATATACCTGCACGGCGATGCCTCGACACGCCATGCCAATACCATTGACGACCAGAAACGCTCATTCCTTGACCTCGTAATCTCAACCCTACAATCTGAGGGAATAGAGGTTATTGATTGCGTCGGCAAACAGAATCCGAGTGTTCCGATGTCCGGCGAATTTATAAACGCCATATTCGATAACATAATACCCGACATACAAATTATCATCGGTGAGAACTGCAAGGTGTCGATAGAGGATTACATGAGTGTGCAGAAAGATGAGAACGGCGCTATCCTCAAAACAAAAGTCAAAAACAAAATCACAATGCAGATATATGAGGAACATGGACACATCTCTGACACGTTCCGGTATGTTGTCTGCGACCTTGTGCGCGAGCAGTTCCTGTCATTCTCCAACCGCCGCAAGCGCAACACTTATGCCCGTGACGGGATGATACATTTTTACAATCCCGATACTGATTGCAAGTATAGCCGGGAGATTGTCTACGCCATGCCTAATGTGAACGGAAAGTTTGCTATGGTCCACGGCAAACTCTGTGGCGAGAAATGGCATATTGTGGATTTGATGTTGAGGGAAACATCATCTACCGATGAGATAGCTGAGATACTTGTCAATGCCAATAGTCCACAAACCATAATAGAATGTGGCCCTGCATATTTCCGGTTTGTCCGCGATCTGCGCAAAGACATTCCCAATGTGAGAGCCATGAATGAGGTTGCGGACATAGATCGACGCATAGCAGCGACATCAGACTTTGTGAAGAACCATCTTTTGTTCAATGATAATAAATTGAGCGACGATGTGGAGTATTCCCAATTTATGACAAATCTGCTTGATTACAACAAGGACACCGGTGAAAGCATAGAGGCAAGTGCCGTTTTGAGTGGCTTTATTAGGTTCGTTGTAAAATTCAGTTTTGAAAGCAAAAGCAATGTAACAGCCGATGGGATAACAAGTTAAATCCCGTATTTGACCTGTCAGAAAAATCTGTTTTTTCAGGATTTGGCGCAACCGATTGTAATTGTGCTTTTCTTTGCGACAAAAGAACAAAGCATGGGTTTTGTACGACGCATATTTCGCACCAAAGAAAAAACGGAGGCTCTGACCGTCAGAGAGGATATCGTGCCTCAGGTTGACAGCCAGGGTAACAAAAGTGCTTTCGTTGTCGATGCCTGGAGATACCAGCAAGTGCTGTCTATGCTTGACAGATTGATTCATCCGTCAGTGGTAGGCAATAACTTCATCGAATTGTTCAAGACAATCCCGGAAGTATTCTGGCCGATCGATTTCATCGCAAAACGCATATCGGAGGCTCATTTTGATTTAAAAAGGGTCAAGGATGACAGTCTTGTGTGGTGTAACCGCCTCGGGGCTGACACGATTCTCAAACAGCCCAATCCGATTATGACTTGGCGAGAAATCGTGTATCAGCATTTTGTATATAAGCTGGCCACAGGCAACGCCTTTTTCCGTGCTGCTATGCCTGAAAACATTACGGCTGATGCAATCAAGTTCCAATGGTGTTCCAACTACTGGAGTCTGCCGGCGCACCTCATTCAGGTCAAGCCGATGGAATACAGCTATGGTGTACCAATGTTCGGTATAGCCAGCATAGAAGAACTTATCAAGGGCTACACCCTTGATCTCGGCGCATATTCCGGCCTTACCATACCTTACTACCAGATATGGCATGACCGTGACGGTATCCCCGAGCTTATAAGGGGCAACGGCTATCTTAAAGCGCCAAGCAGACTGTTGGCTGTAAAGAAACCCATCGCCAACCTCATAGCAGTGTATGAAGCCCGTAACGTGATTTATCTTAAACGCGGAGCCCTCGGTTTTGTGGTGGCGCAGAAAGTGGATGAAACAGGTACTGTTGCTCTTGAACCAAAGGAGAAAGAAGAACTCCGGAAACAGATAAACAGCAGGCATGGCGTCGGAGAGGGTCAATCACCGTGGGCTATTACTGATATTCCCGTGAATTTCATACGTACCAATCTCTCCATTCAGGAATTGCAGCCGTTTGATGAGACACTGGAAGATGCAATCAAGATAGCCTCTGTGTTCGGTATTCCGTCCGTGCTGGTACCGCGTAAAGACCAATCCACATTCAGCAACCAGGACACCGCCGAGAAGAGCGTCTATACCTCCGTAATCATTCCGGCGGCCAAGCGCTTCTGTGAGGCTCTGACAACATTCCTCGGTCTTGATCAGAAAGGTCTGTATCTTGATTGTGATTTCAGCGATGTGGCTTGTCTGCAGGTCGGAATCAAAGAGAGCGAGGAGGTTAAAAAACTCGTAAATGAGCGGTGCCTTTCGCAGTTCAATAACGGACTCATATCAATTAACGACTGGCGCTCCCAAATCCATGAGGATGCTCTTGAAGGTGAGATTTTTGACAAAACCAAGTTTGAAATGACACCAGATGAGATTGCCAAAGTCGATAGCGTCATCAAGGCACAAACATCGCCGATTCAGATTAACACCGGTCAGACCGGAGAAAAGAATCCCGACAATAATCAACCTAAAAATAAACCCTCGAAAGGAGAAAGTAATGAAAGAACAGATGATTAATCTCCAGTACGAAACAAAAGCGCTGGATGTTACTGAGAAGGGTATCGTCACCGTGGCGGTGAACGGTATAGGCATCGAGGACGCACAGCACGACATCTCGATGCCGGGGTCATTCGTGGATACCCTCCGCGATGACATGAAAAAAATGCGATGGTACCTCAACCATGACACACGCCAGCTGTTGGGTGTGCCTCTGTCAGGAGAAGAAAAGGACGGAAACCTCATCATGACCGGACAGATGAACCTCAACAAGCAGATCTGCCGCGATGTCTTTGAGGACTACAAGCTCTTCCATGAGGCAGGCCGCACGCTTGAACATTCTATCGGTGTCAAGGCTCTTGCCCGCGATGAGGAGGACCGTCGCAAGGTCGTAAGATGGAAGATGCTTGAATATTCCACACTGACTGGCTGGGGTGCCAATCCCCAGACGTTTCTCGTAGGACTGAAGAGCGCATCGGAAGACCAGATAAGGGATGCCGTCGAACTGCTCCGCATGGCTTTCAAGCAACGCGGATATTCAGACGAGCGACTTAAAAACTACGATATGGAACTGAATCTGTTACTCAAATCCTTGGGTGGCGGCATGATAGTTACCTGTCCGTGTTGCGGTCATCAGTTCGACTATGACAACGAGCCGGAGCATACGTTCTCGCAAGAAGTTCAGGAAGCAGCCGGAGAACTCGTAATGTCTATCGGACGCAATGAGGCACGCCGACAGATAGAACGCTATCGTCCCGAAATCCAATCCGAAGTATCGTCAATCATAGACGGTCTTACTGCGGCTAAGAAAGAAATCTCCACTAAGAGCATCGTGGACGCTTTCGCATATGTCCGTTGTCCCTGCTGCTGGAGCCGTGTCTATCGATCCAACAGCATCCTTGTTTCTGCCGATACTACCGAGACAAAGGAGAAGAAACCTCAGGAGGAGGAAGGCAAGAAACCCTCAAACGAAAAGCCGACCGAAGGTGCCAAACCTGAGGATGAAGAGAAGAAGCCCGGCAAAAAGGATGATGACACCAAAAAGAAATCGGCCGATGTGCCTGCCCCGTCGCCGTCATTCTGGGCTTCCCTGAATGCAGCAACCAAAAAGAATATAACCACCAATAAATTTCATCGTGCATTATGGCAAAATTAACAGCAAAAGAAGTACAGGAGATTCTTGGCATTAAGACTGCCGGGCTCCCCGACGAACAAAAGCAGTTCGTAATCAATCTTGCCGGCGCTTTCGCCGACACAATCAACAAATCGCTTCACGATATTCCTGATACTGCTGCGCTGAAAGAGGCTCTCAAGCCTTTCACCTCAGCCGAGGGTATTACACTTGATTCTCTATCCAAAGAGAACCAGGAACTTGTCAAGCAGGTCAAGAGCCTGTCTGACGCTCTTGAAAAAATGAAGAAGCGTGGCATCGGGCTTGATTTCATCAGCAAGTTCAATGATGCGTTCGAGGAAATGTATAACGCACCCAAGATGCAGGACTTCATCAACGACCGCGAGAAGTCGTCCGGCTCTTTCGCTTTCAAGGACATCTCCCTCACTGGCAACGTCGTTCCGGGCGGTACCCTCACCATGACCCAGCAGAGCGACCGCATCGTAACACAGGCCACCGACAAGAAGCTCCATGTCCGCGACTTCGCCACCGTGCTGCCCGGTGATCCTGAGTTCCCCATCTTCGCGTTCCAGCAGATTTACAAAGTGGACCGTAACGCCCGTTATGTACCTGAAAACGGTATGCTGCCTGAATCGAGCCTCAGCATCAAGGAAGAGACCGCCCAGGTTTCCCGTGTCGGCCACCATTTCAAGCTGTCAAAGCGCGCGCTCAAGTGCAAGACCTACCTCCGTGGCTACGTCATGAACTGCCTGCTCTCCGGCGTCCGCGATGCCGAGGACTTCCAGATTCTGTTCGGCGATGGTTCCGGCGACAACCTCAAGGGTATCACTCGCTACGATGGCGTTCTCGCTATCGAGAAGATTATTTCGGATAACATCTTCACCGTAGCTGCCGGCGGAGTTTTGTCTATCGAAGAGGTTGACAACGGCCTCATCGTAGAACTGAAGGAACCCAACGACCTGCTCATTGAAGGCCTGAAGGTGACTGGCTCTGCCGCCGTTACCAATACCGACCTCAACAAGACCTATGATGTCATCAAGGTCAACGACCGCCGCATCTTCCTCGAAGGAGCCGCTCTGGCAACCGCTAACACTGATGCTCTGCTCGCCGCTGACGTGGCCGCACTGAAACTGTCGTTCAAGAACGGCGCATATCAGAGCATCGAATCGCCCAACAGCATCGACGCACTCGAAACCGCCATCTCGGTTATGACCTATGCACAGTTCGTTCCCACCGTCCTCGTGCTGAACCCGATTACCATCAACGCCATCCGTTGCGAAAAAGCGACCGACGGCAACCGTCTCGAAGTTGTCAAGGACATCAACGGCAACCCCGTCATCGGAGGTCTCCGTGTCGTTCCTTACAGCGGTATGCCGGTCGGCAAATACTTCCTCGGCGACATGCAGCGCGGCGCTCAGATCATCGACTATACTCCGCTGACCGCCGAGTGGGCCGATGACGTGAACACCAAGCTCAAGAATCAGGTTGTCCTGCTTGCCCAGGCCGAAGAAATCGTGCCCGTATTCTGCCCGTGGGCGTTCTCGTACGGTAGCATCAGTGCCCTCAAAACTGCCATCAAGAAAGCATAAGCCATGGAGTATATTCTGAAAGGCGATTCCAAAGAAGTGGCGAAAATTCTTCAGGAAAACCGTATCCGTGTTGACAGAGGTGTGATTGAGTTCACGCCCTGTCAGCCGGGCCCGGTTCTTGATGCCGACAGTATTGCCACGCTTCAGGAAGACTTGGACGCCAAGACAAAGGCGTGCATGGAAATGGCCGCTTCGCAGGTAGAACTCGCTTCTATCATACGCGAACTTGTCGCTGTAACCGCCAAGGGAGGTATGGCCATTCCCGATGATCTTGCTGCCCGTATTTCCAAGTTCGGTTTCACTGTTCCCAAAATCGCCGAAACCGTTCCCAATACGGCCGAAATCGCCGATAACGCCGGTGAAAGTGTACCCGAAGTTGTTCCCAATGAACCCGAAACCGTGGAAGATAACAAAGTTGTGGAAGCCGAAGATATGACAGAGGTTGATCTCGACGATGTGAAAGACACCGAAGAAACCGATACCAAAGAAGCTCCGGCGCCGACTCCCAAGAAAACCCGATCTAAAAAATCATAGTAACAATGCTGATAGACTGCTCATATTTCATTGATGGTCCGCGACACATTCATAATGCGACTCTCGGCGACTCCCGGAGAGCCTCAAATGCAAACTCCGAAGAGGTAAACGCTGCGATTAAGGCGTACATCCGAATGTTTCAATGGCCGTTTCTGAAAGATGCTCTCGGAACGCCCATTGCCAGTGCAGTCAACTCATATCTCAAACTTCACGATAAATATGAGGGTGAAGAGAATGATGTTGACCTCGACGCAGTAATAGAACGACTCCGTGAACCTTTCGCAAACTATGTGTTCTTCAAGATTCTGCGCAACAGCAACAATCAGGCTACCCTGACCGGGCTTGTACGGCTTAAATGTGCCAATGATTATGTTGCGCCCATACGTCGGCAGGTATCTACATGGAACGACATGGTGGATATGATGGCAGACTTTTCGGCATGGAGCAGTTCTCCGGACTGCCAGGTATCAGGCATTGTCACCGATTCCAATTTGCTTACTAAGATTAATGTTCTCAACCTATGAACCGTAGTCGCGAAATAATCGAGATTTTCCGTGATGTGGTTAAGGCAACCGCCAAAGACTGTAAAATCATCATAACACACTATCGAAGTAGCGAAAGTGAAGAAATATCCTGTCCGGATATACACTACACATTCGGCAATTCCCGGTATGTTAAGGAGAATCTTGATGAATTGAGCAAGACACCGTCCGGAAATGAAAAGAAACTTCCCCTCATCGCTTTGTTCTGCCCTTTTCAGGAAAAACGTGATTCCATGGATTATTTCAGTAAAGCGACGGTCAACGTTGTCATCGCCTGTTCCACATCAACGGTATGGAGCAATGAAGAGCGTCTGGAACTATCTTTTCAAAATATCCTAAGGCCTATTTACAATCGATTCCTTGAGGCTTTAAAGGAAGACGGCCGACTGGATTTTGGATACAATGAAGTGATAAGTCACAACTACTCTGAAAACTACTCTTATGGTCGATATGGTGCTCACAATGGCACCGGGGATGCTGTCAGTGAGCCCATAGACGCCATTAATATTACTAATCTTGAATTAACAGTAACTAATAAATCTTGCAGATAATATGCGAAAAATCAGAACTTGCCAGGACTCAGTCCTGCACACAGGTGTTTCAAGATGCCCTGTAGACTTTGGCCGGATGAAAGGTGCAATCATTCTGCCCCCGGGGAAAAAACTACCTGACAATCTTACTCTCGAATCTCTTGAGAAACTTGTACATGCAGACCGGGCAGAAAGGGCGTACGGTATTGTAACGTTCTGCGAGTACGCACAGGAAGGCGGCGAGGCTCAGACCGGTTCAGTCGGTTATGGTGGTCTTGGTGTTACCGGCTACAGCGACCGCGCCGATACATTCACGCTCGACAAGAACTATCCGGAGCTGCATGCATCTCTCACCCGTTGCGCGGAAAAAAAGTGGGGGGCGTACTTCTTTGATGAAAAGCGTTTCCTCTATGGCATAAATGACGGTACGGACACGCTTGCGCCGTTCCCCATGAACACGATTCATTCAAACGCCACCCCCTATCCCACAAGTTCGGCCAAATCTACAATGACAGTTAAATTCTGTCACGAGGATTCCCGCGCCGCAATCGAGGATGCAGACTTCATCAAGCTTGACTTCGATCCGCGCAAGGCCACATTAGGGCTTGTTGAGGTTGAGCTTATAAAATCCGGTACCACCGGTAATGACTATAAGATTATAGAAAAGGTCGGAGGTTTCGATTTGACTTCCACGTATGGGGCGTTGTTTGCTGAAAGTGCCAGCCTCATAAATGGGTCAACTACAGCGGTGACCTATGATGAAGGGAAAGAGACACTGACCATAGCAACCACTGATTCTGTTACGCCGAAGCTCAAAGCACCGAAGGTCCTTTATGAGGCAGGCGTCACAGGGATTGAACAGCTCTGACCATCATGCTTAGATACGAGAATGTGACATTTCTTCGGGACCCTGTAAAGCAGCTTTCCAGACAAAAATTCATCGCCCTGCACCTGAATGTATTTTGGATGGACCGCGATGAATCCACACGAAGGAAGATGCTTGGGGAGGTTTACGACCTCATCAAAGGGCCCAAAAAGACAAGAAAGTAATAACCGGGGCGGTAGTTAATGCTGCCGCCCTTAACCTTTTTATAATGGATTTTCAGACTGTCCATGGAATTATACACAAGATAAGCGAGGGGTTCGAGGACAATGCCATGCAGTGTCTCAACGCCCAATCATCCGTTATATTGGATTTGATAAGGGAACAGATCAAGAGTGGTGTGGACGGTGACGGTAAATACCTCTCCCCTACTTACGATGATGACGAGTTCTTTGAGAAGAAGGGACGCTGGCATCACCGTTCCAGTGCATACAAGGCATGGAAACAGGAACTCACACCGCCTGAGAGAAGTCCTATTCTTGGTCTGCAACCAAGACCGGTGGAAGTCCCAAATCTTTACATCGACGGCACGTTCTTCGGCCAGATTAACGCAATGGTTTCTGATGATGGCCTTGAGGTGTCGCCAGGAAATGGTAACGGTCCGGCCATTATTGAAAAATATGGGGAAAGGCTGTTTTTACTTGGCAGCAATGCCGTTCAGTGGTTCAATCGTGAATTCATGCTCCCTGCAATTGAAAAATACTTTAAAGACTGTTGTTACCGATGAGTTGCTCTTGTGAACAGAAAAAATTGGCCAGCGAGTATGAACGTATGAGACGGCTTGCAAAGGCGACTGCCCGGCTCCATATAAAAACGGTTGTCCTTTATCAGAATAAAGATGGGACATACGGTATTACCACCGATACTGAGATTAATAAACCAATCATAGAATACATTTCACCATACTAACTATGTCAATCAAGATAACTGACCTCATAGACCCGAATGAAATTGAAAAAATCAAACAGCTCGACACGGAGTTGACAAAGGTATATGAGGACTATACAAAAATAGCAAAAGACCTCGCCAAGGGACTTGAAATAAATGTCAGTTGCGTTGGCGACATTGACAGGCTTGAAAAACTCCTTGTAGAGAAAGGCAAGGAGGCGGCCAGCACACAGCAGAAGCTCACGCAAATCATGGGTGAGCAAAGCAAGGTGTTGGCTAATACCACCAACACTGCCTCGCGGTATCTTATGGAACAGGAGCGCGTAAACAAGACGCAGCGCGAGGCCTACACGGAACATGATAAGGTCAAAAGGCTGCTTGAACAGTTCCATGACACTTATGATGGTCAGCTTCAGCGTCTGGTAAAAATCAAGCAGGAACTTGAGCAGAACAACAAGGCGCAGAAGGAAAATGAGAAAGCCCTGTCTGCCGGCAAGGTGACCATGGACCAGTACACCGCCAAGCAAGCTGAGCTCATAGCGCAGCATCGTTCCCTGACGCAGGAGAAACGGACGCTTACTCAGATTATGACGGCAGAGGAAAAGGCCGCCCAGTCGGATGAAACAAGCTATGTCCATATGTCACAGCAGTTGGAACTGCTGAAAAAAGCTTACAAAGATTTGGCCGAAGAGGGACGTAATTCAGATTTCGGCAAAGAGGTGGAAGAGTCCATTCAGAATCTTGACGCCCATCTGAAGGACGTAGCGGCAGATATGGGCGAGTTTCAACGTAATGTCGGCAATTATGCGATAGCCGGACAAAAGGGTGTCGTTACCACAGATAGTGTCGTTGCGGCCATGAATCAGGAGGCAAGAACTACACAGGACCTCATCGACCAGACAAAGATTCTGGAGGAGGCCAAGCTCATGCTCAACAAGGAAGATGCCAACTATCAATCTACTCTTGATTCCCTCAATGCAAAACTTGAGGAGAACAAGCGGAAGCTTACAGATGTAAGTGATATTATCAACAAGGATGCTACATCCGTGGCGGAGGCCGAGGCGCAAAACAAGCGATTGCAGGAAGCCCTGAAGCGCGTTGACCTGACAAGTGATGATGCCCAAAAGAAAATCAAGGAACTCAATGACAAGATAGCCGCCAATACGGCGATAATCAAGGAAAATACACCTGCCATACAGGACCAGACTAAGGCCACGGAGCAACAGGCAAAAGCGAATGAGGATTTGGCCGGGAATATGCTCAATCTGCTTGGCCTGAATACTCAGTTCGGCTCTTCGTTGAAAGGGCTGGAAGGTGCAGGCACCGGTGATGTTCTTGACGGTCTCAATACAAAAGTGAAAGCATTTGGCAAAACCCTTATGGGCTTGCTTTCCAATCCGTGGGTGCTGTCATTCCTTGGCATAGCAGGCATGGTTGCCGGATTCAAGTGGTGGTATGAATATAACAAGGGGATGATTGAGGCATCTCGTCTTACACAGAATTTCACAGGTCTTACCGGAGATGCTGCAGACAAGATTACTGCCGACACGCAGGCAATCGCCGACCATATGGGCAAAAGTTTCGACGATACCATAGGAGCGGCTAACACTCTTGTACAGCAGTTCGGGCTATCATGGGAAGAGGCTCTTACAAAAATTGAGGATGGTATCGAGGCTGGTGCCGACATGAACGGCAGACTTATTGAAAACATCAATCAGTTTGCCCCTGCTCTGCGAGATGCCGGAGTGTCGGCCGATGAGCTTGTTGCCATACTTGCTGAGACACGCAATGGAATCTTTGATGAAAAGGGCGTTCAGGAAATCATCAAAGGCGGCACGCAGTTGAGAGCCATGACTAAGGATGTTGCAGAATCCCTTGATGCATGCGGCATTTCTTCCAAGCAGATGCAGAAAGACCTCAAGGAAGGTAACATCACTATGCTTGACGCCGTTCAGCAGGTTTCAGCAAAATTGAAAGAACTTCCTGAGAACTCACAGGAAGCCGGACAGATAATGAAGAGTGTGTTTGGTCGTACAGCAGCCGAAGGTGGTACCCTGCTCATTCAATCCATTGCCGATGTCAATACGAACCTTGATGTGGCAAAGGACCGTATGGGTAAACTCGGTAAGGTGAACCGCGAACAGCTGACGGCCCAAAAGGAACTGAACGAGACACTTGCTGCAGTATTCAAGATGTCCGGCACCAGATTTGAGGAGATGACCACACAAGCCAAGACATATGTCACCCAAGGTCTCACCAGCATAATAAAACGATGTGTAGACGTCTATAATTGGTTCGTGGACTTGTACAATAGCTCAGAGAAATTCCGCACGAATGTGGAGAATGCAGGTGCAACTTTCAAGATTCTATGGAGTGTTGTCAAGAATGTATGCAAGGCCATTGCAGAGCAGTTCAAGGGCCTGGGAAAAATTGTGGAGGGTGTGTTTACTATCAGCCCTACAAAGATTGCAGAGGGTATCGAGACAATGGGTGCCGGATTCAAAAATGCAATTGTCGGAGTTGCGGACGACTACATGGATGCAGTCAAGAAAGCCATTGACAATGTGGAGCACAAAAAACTGAATACCCTGACTCTGCATCTCGAACCGGAAGTGTCTACGGATAAGACCCCTGAATCCAATTTGGGCGATACCGACAAGAAACAAGATGACATTGAATCTGAGGCAGAGAGAAAAGCCCGTGAAAGAGCTGCAAAGGAGGCCGAGAAACGAGCAAAGGAAGAACTGAAACGCATCAATGAACTCGAAGAGGCTAAAATCTCTGTAATGGCGGACGGCCACGAGAAGGAACTTGCCATGATTCGTCTGAACTACAAAAAGAAAATGGATGAAATCAGAGGGAACAGTGAGACCGAAAACTCTCTCCGCATTCAACTTGCAGAACAATGTCAGAACGAGATAGCTGAATGTGAACGGAAATATCAGACCGAACTCTCTAAAATTAATCTTGAAAACCGGTTGGCGTCAGTTAAGGAAGGCAGCAAGGAGGAACTTACACTGAAACTCGCGATGCTTGAGGCCAACCGCGCCGCAGAGTTGCGTGCTGCAGAAAAGAATGGAGCTGACATCTTGTTGATTAACGCCAAGTTCAATAAAGAGCGTGCAGATATGGAAGAGGCATATGCTTCCGAGGAGGTTAACCGTATTGAGAAAAAATATGCTGACGAGCAGGCTATCGCCGACAATGCGTACATCCATCAGATGAATGTCCTGAAAAAGAATTATGCATCGGAGATGGAGCTTGCGCGGGGCAATGCTGACAAACAGGCAAAAATCAAGGCGAAGTTTGAGGCCGATCAGGCCGAGCTTACCCAGTATTATGCCCAGACAACAGCACAGGCATCAATCGATATGCTGGAAGAAGTCCTGCAAACTGAAAACATGTCGGCAGATGAACGTCTGAAATATGAACAGGAACTTGCGAAGGCCAAGATTAACTTGGAGCAGGTAATGAGTGATGCCGCAATAGAAAAAATCGACAAGATAACAGAAGCAGACGATAAAGCGAATGAAAAACGTAAGGCCAGTGTCCGGGACTGGATGCAGGTTGCGGCTGATTCCCTCAACGCCATCAATGGCCTCGTCTCTACTGTCTATGATGCCAAAATATCCAGAATCGAGGAAGAACAGGAGGCCAACTCCACGGCCGGTGAGGCAGAAATCGAGCGTATAACGGAACTCGTCGACAAGAAGGCTATTACAGAGGAGCAGGGCGAGGCTCGCAAGCGGGCTGCCGAGGACCGGACTGCCAAGAAGAATGAGGAGCTGGAGAAGAAAAAACAGCAACTCAAATACAAACAGGCAGTGTGGGATAAGGCCAACAGTGTTGCGCAGGCAGGCATATCTACAGCTCTCGCTATAATGAACATGATGAAATCAGCGCCGTGGCCCGTCAACATTGCCATGTCAGCCATTGCCGGGGCCATGGGCGCCGTTCAGGTGGCAACCATTCTTGCAACCCCCATCCCCAAGTATGCCAAAGGAACAGACCGCCACAAGGGAGGACCGGCCATTGTAGGTGATGGAGGCATGCCTGAGCTGGTAATTTTTGGAGGCAAGTCGTGGGTGACACCCGACACCCCCACCCTCGTGGATCTGCCGGCCGGTGCCATGGTTATTCCTGAACTGCCGAATAGCTTTGACGTATTATGCCCGGCCCCCGTTGCTCCGGATGGTGTTAACACGCCTGTCATAGTGAACAACGATTATAGTGCATTGCAACGGGAGGTGTCAGCATTAGGATTCCTTATAAGGCAGCAGACCAAACAACAAAAGCAGATAGCAAGTGATATAGCTTTTCAACAATACATTTCTTCGAAAATATGATTACAAGACTTGAACAGCTGACATTATCGCAGTTTGTAAATCTGCTGTGCGGCGACTATGACATTCTCCTTGGCAAACACGAGATAGGGATGCAGGATAAACTTATGGAGACAACCCGGAATATCGTGCTGGAATATCGTACGATTGCCGACCCTGGAGGCACACAGGCATATTTCCAGAATATAGATGACATGCTGAAAGCCCGGCTGAATATAATCATCTTTACCATGTGCAGTAATTTGCTCGCATCTGGTAACAGTAGTGACGTTCGCGAGATTTTAACTGCATGCGGTGTTTCAAACGCAAGATTGCCTGACAATAAGATTGAGGGTATAGTGCACTCACTCCTGGCAAAGTCAAAGCGACATCTCGCAGAGATAGAGGCCGAGAACGACAAAACACACCTTGACGGGTCAATCATTCGGTCCCGATATGACATGTTGACGGCAACTCTTATGTCTCACTTCAAATTCCAGATTGACCCTGATACAATCAAGGCATCCATCTATGCCAACCTTGTCGCACGGTATTACAGTGAAATGAAGGCTCAGATCTCAACTATGAGAATTTAATTATAAGAACAGTCAACTATTTGTTGATGGAATTTGTTTAAGAGTAGAAATATTACTACCTTTGTAATGCCAACCAAGAACGACATGAACAGATATAAAGTAAAGGAAGTAATTAAGATGCTTGAAGAAGATGGTTGGGTTTTGATGACAATCAAAGGCGACCACCGGCAGTTCAAACATCCGACAAAGAAAGGGAAAGTGACTGTGAGAGGTAAACCTGGAGAAACGCTTGATCAGTTTTTACTCAACAGTATTTGGAAACAGGCAGGTTGGCGATAAGCCACCTACCTGTCTCTCAAACAATAATCAATAATACAGTTATGGCTACCCACAGATTGACAATAGATGTAAGTTGGACAGGCAAAAATTTTTGCTGTGCCTGGTATGAGGATAATACAGGTACGGTGATTGCTACGGCAAAGACACTCGCAAAACTTAAAGAAGATTTTGTTGAGTCTCTCAAATGGCATATAGAAGGATGCTTGGCCGATGGTGATCAGGTACCTGATTATCTTGTTAACGGAGATTATGAGTTGGAATTCAATCTTGATACGTCAGCTTTGCTCCGTAATGCAGAAACATATACGACAATGGCGGCTATTAGTCGAGCTTCCGGTATAAACCCGAAGCAACTTTCACACTATGCCAACGGCATTAAACAGCCGCGGCCTAAGCAGAGGGCAAGAATAATTGAAGGCCTGCATGTCATAGGGTCTCAAATAATGGCTCTGTGCTAACTCTTGTTTGACAGCAAACTCACAAGTTTAGTATTTTGATGTCCTCAAGAGAGCACGTATTAATTCATCTCTTATGAGACAAACACATATTTTAAGATACATCTGCCCGTGAGGGCAGGCTTCATTAAATTCAAGAACTCTNTCCGATAGAATAAATCCTACATAGTAATGGTAACTCTTTGCAAAACGCAAGAGTTATGAAAAATTCAAGGTCAAATAATTACAACAGGGACAGACTTTGTCGAGTAGAAAAGAAGTGCAACCGAATCTTATCGGAACTGTCAGCCATCAGGCAGCTGCTATCATACCGGGTGGTGGATGTGGATAGTGCTATTGACAGAATGCACCATAATGCACGCCGGATGAAAACAGAGGCACGTCGGGATGCTGCGTTCTTGCGGCGGTTGTTCCAATCTCAGATGATGGAACAATGATGCTTGAACATCTTGTTATAGAAAACTTGACGTGGATAAACAGAAAGGCACGTCAATATTACTCTGATGAGTTCGATGCCGAGGATCTTGCCAGCGAAACAATAGAAAAGATATTAAGAAGCAAAACGAAATTTGATGCTGCCAAAAGTTTTAAGCCATGGGCTTTGGCCATCATGCAGAATACATACATCACGCAATATAATCGTCGTAAATGTATCGGATTTACATGTATGAATGATGATTTTGCTGCCGTATCACCATATATGGCGGACCAGCATCTTACAATCCGGGCCTTGTTGTCAATCATTAGGGAATGCTCCCGAAAATCTGTTGCGGTAGAATGTGTGATTCTATATGCAAAAGGATATAATTACGATGAGATATCCAGGTTGCTCAGTATCCCCATAGGAACAGTTATGAGCCGTATCAGTAATGGCCGGAAGATGATTCACGCAGCCTTGGGATTGTAAGTGTCATGGTCACTTCACGTTCTTATTCTATTATTTCACTTTATGCACGGATGAAAAGGTATTGTCCCCTGATTTAAGTGATTACGCATGATTTTTGCACACAGGCTATTTCCTGTTTTTACCTTAAATCGATGAACCTGAATGGCCATGGTTTACCTTTGCATAAAAGGCGATTCCATGTTGACAAAATTCTATATAGAAATTGACGGACATAAGAATGAGGTTCCGGACAATTGCATCAAGAATTGGGACCAGGTCAAGTGTGCCTACAAACGTTCCGGTTATGACGGAGTGGTACGGTCATTCACGTCCCAGTTTGAGTTCGTCGAAGGGGTGTATGACAGCCTCATGGAACTATATCTTCGTGATGGTGTAGGAGCATCTGCAGTCCTGTACCTTTATGCCATTACGGACAATTGGGAATGGAAGGAACTATTTTCGGCAGCCCTCGACTTTTCCACAATAACATGGTCTGATCATGTCCTAAGAATCAATTGCAGTGACAGCTCGCTGGCAGCGGCCATTAATGCGCGAAAGGGAACTACTTACGAGTTCGGTATTGGCACAGAAATGCCCGTTGCCGGTAAACTGATGTATGACCGCATCATACTTCCTAATACTGGAACCCTGGAAATACAGGGAAACGGACTTGGTGAGGGATTGTATGAGGGCTATATACGCCAGCGTTGTATTAACGCTGGTAAAAACTGGATGAATGTGTATGTGGTAGGCGAACCAACGACTTACGAAAAAGCATCCATCGTAATTCAGGATCAGAATGCCGAGATTGGCGCAAGTTTTATCGAAGTTACCGACACTGTCAAGAATCTTGAATTACAGTTTAACATCACATTGACTGCAAACCGACGATTCTGGCCGATTTGGCTTAATATACACCTTGCGATGTTCGGGGCAGACAACCGCTTTGATGAAAGTTCATACCTCGATCTTGGGACGATGCTACATTACAAGCAATCAGAAATGGAGGTTCGTCCTGACTATGGAGTGTTTTCAACTTTCGAGGCTCTCAAGACAGCTTATCCTAATCCTGCAGCCAATGCAACTGCGGTTGTTGTTGATTGCGTTGATGGCAGTTGGTATGCCGACCGATATTGTACGGCAGCAGGAAATTCTGCAACCAAGGAATGGATACTTGCAGGTCGGCGTCCCCTTGATATTGCATGGTTTGATGAGTATCTCTGCATTTACCGTCACACTGTCATTTTACCTGAAGTGCATGCTGGAGATTGCTTTGCTTTGGTCCTAACTTGTGAGGGACGCGAAGGCTCTATCGTGAAGGTGCCTTTTAATGCTTATCTAAAGTCTGATATTAAGGTGTCATGGCCAAGCCGAGGCGATGTTGTGGATCTTGATGTCATACGCCCTACCGACATCCTTGCAGGACTTATGGACAAGATTATCGAGCAAAAAATCAATGTGATACCCTCAATAGATACCGCAGATTCGCGTATCACAGGCACATATATTCTTGCAGGAGAGAGCATGCGCAAATTGCCCAATCCACGCCTCCACACATCATTTTCGGATTTCTGTAAATGGATGGAAGTGGTATTTGGATATACCTATTATCTCGGGGACTTGACCAAAAGTGATTTCGTTGATTCCAAAAAGTTCGCTGGCGTAGTGACCGTCGATTCTGCTGATATTATAGCCGGAAGTGCGACATCTGCTGACAAGGTATATTTCAGCGAATCACAGCAGGCTTTTGTCGTTAAAGCTGCAGAGGACGGGAAATACTATAAGCTCTGGCCGGGCAGCACGGATTACAACGATGCGTCCGGGAAAGCAAGACGTGATATTGTCTTTGTCAACTCTGCTGATGGAAAAGCCTCTTATGTGACTGCACAATACAAGTTGTCTGACTACCCGGGGAATCCCGCCAAATGTATGCAGGATTATCAATATATTTACTTTGTGCCGCGCTCAAAATTGTTCAATGGCACAAAGGTAATTGGTTTGACTGATGTCAATGATTTAAAATATACCATTGACAAGGAATTGCTGTACTCTACCGTCATCGTCGGATATGAGAAACAGGACTATGAAACCGAGGGCGGCCGAGGCGAATGGAATTTTTCGGCTGAATATAACACCGGATTGGATGTTACATCACGCAAGCTGGAACTTATTTCAAAGTATCGGGCAGATTGCTATGGCATAGAATTCCAAGTACAAAAAAGACTACAGGAGACTACCGATGACACCGAAGATAAAAGCATATTTTTCGTCCATTGTAAAAAAGAGACTGTCTCTGAAACTATAGACGGTGTACTGATACAGTCAGAATCCATTGTACTTGACAGAAGTACCGTAGTTGCAGGAGCAGGTTCATCATCTGTTTTTAATGGTGAGTATTCGCCGCACAAATGCTTGCTGGCGAATGCCTCTTATATATCTGCGATGAAAGACCCTGTGACACTTATCTATGCTTCATCCGAGGGTAATTCAAGTGTTGAGATTGACAATGTGCCGTTTACGGCTGATGTGAAACTTCAGTCACAATTATTTTCGTGTGGACAACTGGAAGTGTCTTTGGCCGATGTTGAAACAGAGATTGACCCCTGTGCGCTTTATCAGATCAGAAGCGGTTCGACCACCTATACGGGGTATCTGATGCAGGCAGACGTTAAACACGGGAAAGATGAGGCCATTAAATTCAAACTTGTAGTAAAAAACATAGAGCTATGATTATATGCCCGTTTAATCCTCTTTTCTTTGTAAGAAGTTCCGGCCGTATGCCTCAGCAGCGAATATTCGCACAGATATTCGCTGCGACCGATGACATTTATATTCAGGTGTTCCGTGGGCCTGATGAGCCAAGTGTCGTCGGTACCGTGATTGATGCAGGAACTTCGGCAACGGTACTTGCCATACAGTGGTCCGTCAAGCCGTTGACATCCGAAATGGTACTGCAGCATCATACCATTACAGGACTGCCGGCCGGATGCTACCGGTTAAAACTTAACGACGAGGTCAGCGAGCCATTTGTCATCACATCAGATGAATCTGAATTGAAGGATACTGTGCTGATTAAATATTCCCCGGCAAGCAACCGTGTGCGCAGTGATGTATTGCCTATTATAGATAATCAGAGGAAGTTCTTCTCCATCAGGATGCCCGGTGGTTTTAAAGATAACGGATACTCGTTTTCTGTAGATAACGAACAGTTCGTCACACAATATTCCGATATAGTTGAACTATATAGCAGGGATTCAACACAGGTGAGATTGACAGTTGGCTATTCGGACGGGGTGCCAATTTGGTTCGGCCAGATGCTAAACAGACTACTCACATGCAAATACGTGTTCATTGATGGGGTTCGGTTCGCGCGTTTTGAATCTTCTGTACCGGAGAAAGAACGGGTACTTGATAACTCAGACCGCTTTGTATTTTCTCAGACTTTACAGGAAATACTCTATCTCCAACCTAAAATCGAAGATGTTCAATGATACGGTTCAGTCCTCTAAATCCGATAGAATTCTTTCCGGTTGCTTTGACTTGCCGAAGCAATCTGCCTCATCTGTTTTGTACATCCGATCACATATCATTCCAGTGTTTCCATCATCCCTCCGAACCTCCTGGGGCATTATCAATAGTGGATGCACAGACGAAACAGACCATGGCGAATCTTACGTGGCTGTGTCACAAGATTAATCTTGGCCTCTCAGTGTCCATGTACACTCTTCGAGGCTTTGATGCTGGGCAGTATTGCATTTGTATCGGAAATGAATATGTCTCGCCGGCAATTGAAATAACGGATGTCGCCGATAGGATTGAAGGGACCGTCCTGCTCCAATACTGTAATCATAATAATTATCAGTGTATGGATTATTATCCTGATGTAAACGGCCGATTAATGTTTCTGGATTTGCGCCTTGATGGTGGCTTCAAGGATAGTGACTGGGAATTTTCGATTGAGACAGATTACTTTACAACCCAACATGCAGATGTCGTTGTACTCCACTCCCAGGATGTGACCTCAAAGAAATTAACGATAGGCAAATCGCATGGAGTACCTACTGGCATAGGCAAACACCTCAACCGGATATTCTCGTGTGATACCGTCTACATCAACGGGGTAAAATATGTCCGGGAATCAGACAAAGAGCTTGAGGTGTCCGAAATCAGCAAGGATAGGTTTGTTTTCAGATTGCCTGTTCGAGAAGCTGCTATTTACAATTGTGCGATTGAAAACGCCAACCAATTATCTCTCAGACGCACACCGGTGACATTAAGGCGTGCATCCAACTATTTAAGACAATTATAATGCTATGACTGAGCAAGAAAAGAACATAATTAAGAACGAGATTATGGATGCGCTGCTTTACGGCAGCAAAACCATAGACCAGCTTACGCTCAGCTCCGATATAAATGATGCCGATCTGTTTGAAATCAGTGGAGGCCGGGCCATTACATACTCCACTCTCAAGGCTGCTATTGCAGCGAGTATCGCAAACGGAGGGGGCTCTGGCAGCGGTCACACCCATGCCAACAAGGAATCTCTTGACCAGATAGCGACCGACTCTGACGGCTACATACATCTGACATACCCTAAACGTGTGTTAAATGAAGCGACAAAAGAGTACGAGACCATCATTACAACCGAAAAGGTGAAAGCCGGCTACGCCGACAAGGCTGAAGACCTCACGGAGAATAGCCCTGTGCTCAAGCTTATCAATACCATCGGCAATCAGTTTGTGCCGACCTATCTTGAGGGCAGCACGTATGTAGATACGACATGGGCAGAGATTGTTGCCGGCACACGCACACTTGCAGCCATCAAATCAGTAAAAGGTTTTTTCTCCGATTCATTCATATCGGCACGCGGTGCAAACTCTGCAGGAGGCGGAAGCACCGGCGGCGCGTACTATCTGTCCGACCTACTTGACACGGCCATTGACAGCCCGGCATCGGGTCAGACACTCGTTTACAATGGCTCGAAATGGGTTAACGGTTCGGCAGGGCTGAACGAATCCCAACTCGCATCTTATCTCTCGACAAACAATTACGCTAAGAAAAGCGACCTCCCAGACCTGACGCTATATCTTACCAAAACGGCAGCAGCGGCCATATATGTAACGCAGGAAGAAGGGAAAGGGCTGACGGCTAACGATTTCACAGACGCCTTGAAAGCCAAGTTGGACGGGATAGAGGCAGGTGCGAATAAATACATACTTCCGGCTGCATCGGCATCTACGCTCGGAGGCGTGAAAGTCGGGTCTACCCTCGCCATGACCAATGGGGTGCTCGATCAAAAGGCTGGAATCGTAAGCGGAGGCGTTTACCCCAAAGTAACCGTTGACACCTACGGTAGAGTGACCGCAGGCGAGTTACTTGCTGCATCCGACATTCCCAATCTGCCATGGAGTAAGATAACAAGTGGGACACCTACCACCATTGCGGGTTACGGCATAACCGACACATATACAAAGACAGACGCGGACAATAGATTTGTACAGCAATCCCTTTTCGATTCAATGTTTGCCAAGGAATCTGATGGGAACGGCGGGTTCCGCATCAAGGCTAAGTATGGATTGTATTCCGATTCATTCATTTCGGCCCGTGGGGCAAACCCGGATGGAGGTGGCTCCGGGGGCGGTGGCGTGTATTACCTGCATGAGCTGCTGGATGCTGCAATCAATAATCCGGCATCGGGTCAAGCACTCATCTACAATGGCACCAAATGGGTGAATCAGGCGATACAGACAGGGCTTGACGAGACTGCACTCGCCGCCTACCTCACTACCCATAGCTATGCCACGCAGTCGTGGGTCGAAAGCAAAGGCTACCTCACCGCCCATCAATCATTGGCCAATTACGTAACGCTGAATACGCCACAAAACATAACGGCAAATAAAGTATTCTACGGCGAGGAAAGGTTTGTTGCCAACGGGTTGACATATACCGACCCGTGGAGCGGCATTGCCTGTGCAATCAAAGTCACTGGAAAGGTAGGCATAACCGACAGCATTAAGGCCGCATCGTTCATCAAATCTGACGGTACTTCATCCCAATTCCTGAAAGCCGACGGCTCGGTGGACGGCAACGCCTATCTGACAACGGTCAGTGCCGCTGCAACCTATGTAAGCAAAGCAGGCGACACCATGACGGGCGCATTGCGGATGGGTCAGAGTGTAGCGTCTGCCCCGGCATCACAGCCTATGGCGCTCTCATACGGCCGACTGCAATGCTATGGCACGCTGAACATCAATGGCAATACCGACAACAGCGGCACTGAGTATGTAAACATCACTGCCGGTCACGGCCTTTCGGCGTCCACCGCAGACGGACTGTCCATCGGTACAAACACCCTGACGTGGCAGAATCAGACCGTGTGGCATGCCGGAAACGATGGTTCAGGCTCCGGTCTTGACGCCGATTTTCTGGATGGCTACCAAGAGACTGCATATTTCCGGAGCAATATCGGCTCGATAGCTGTAGCCGACATTATGACAAAGTTGCCGGGCAATAGAAGCGGCAGCTATCAAATAACGCAAACGGGGTGGAACGGCTCCGCCGTCGTTCTCTATGCCGGTGGCTCAAACTCCGGGCTGGCGTTCTATCGTCCCGGTGGTTCAAATTCCATACCCAAAATACTTGTCGCCGTGGATTCCACAAGCACGTGGACAGACAAAGGGACAATCGTAACCACCTCCGAAGGTAACGCGCCGTCGGCCACAAAACTCCAGACCGCACGCACGCTGTGGGGGCAGAGCTTCAACGGCACGGCCAATGTCAGCGGCAG